AACGTTGATGCTAAATTGGCCGCAATGGATTCTCGTTTGCTCATTTCAGCCTCTTAAAGAAAAACTTGCTAAGTCGCGCTTTTTCAGTTTGATTAAACCCAAAGAACGGCCTTTTGTCGTTGTTAAACGCCGCCTTCTTGGCCTCGGTCGCCCTGCTAAAGTAAATCTGCGCCACACCATTGCTAACGTACTTGCTTTGTATTGAACCTAGCATCTTGCCAGTAACGTTTAAGTTAACCGTCCCGCTACTGTCGCCACCAAACGATGGCCTGTACGTTCGAGCGCCTGGTTTGCTAGACGGCCAGCCTTGCCTCTTGTAAGCCCTGTACTTAGCGTCATAAGGCTTAAACCTGCCACTGTACCCAATGCCTTTTTCAGTGCGGTCTAGGATAATTGTTGTGCCGAATTGCGCGGTCTGCATTAGCGTGCGCTTTACTTTTGCTGGGATGGATTTTTGCAACTTCCTCAGGTTGGCTTGCAACCTGGTTGAGTCTATGTCCATCTTTACATTCATCTGTACATGCGACCGAAGTTAACCGGCGCTTTTTCAATGTCTGTAATCGTTGAATCTTCGTCCTGGTCGTACTCTACGCCATCGTTAAAAACAGAGTCTATTTCCTCAGAGTATCTCGACTTGTAAAAATCAAGCATTGTCAGGAATCTGTCGCCATCAACCCAGTTCGTAAGCTGCGGCAAAGCGTACTTCCAAAGCACTAGATAAACGCTTGCGTCTTTCCACTGTGCGCTTGTCAGTAGTGAAGGGTTTAGCTCGCCAGCAAAGCCGGTCTTAGGCCACCACTTCTTGCGAATCTCTCGCTCAATGTCAGCCTGTGCGCGTGCGTGGTCAGCAGCAAACGACGCAACGCCGTAGGTCAGAATATCCGGTATTAAAGCTGTGAGGTCTGAATCTGTACTAAACGCCATTGCTTTGTCCTTAGGTAGAAATACCCCCACTCAATATGAGCAGGGGTAGTTTCAATTACAGACCAGCGTCAAAGTACATCTCTACGCCGTAGCTGTCGTCTAACTCGCCAACACCGTAGATAGCGGTTGCGTTCAACTCGAAAGCTCGGTTTGATGCATCACGCTGTGGCTCAATAACAAAGTCGCGCTTCATAGCCAAGGCAAATGCTTGCTGTGAGAAAATCGCGCCCTTGGCATCACCAGAGCCATCAATGGTTACGTTAGCTGACTCAAAGATGTCAATGCCAGCAATCGTTGCCACGTAACCTGTACGCATTGCCTCGTTCTGCAAGTCGCCACCGTTGGGGTTAACCATAGTATTGGTCAAGTTAGCCTTCAAAGCATAGGTCTGGTAAGGGTGGAAAACGCCGTATATGCGACCCGTTACCTTGTTAGCACGCAGGGTAGCAGCGGCTTGGAACAGGTAAGCAACCGTCAACTCGGTAGTTGTGCCGCCCAAAGAGGTGCTTAAACCATCAAACAAAGCAATAATGTCTTTGTCCATTTTGGTAGCGATAGCGTTACCAAGAACTGTTCCCAATTCTTCAGCAGGGTTGCCGGCTCCCATAGCGGCCATGTCAGTCAACAGCACTTGAGCGCCAACTTCAGCAACTGTTACGGTAATGCTGGATGTGGAAACAGCGGTCGAACTCATGTCCGTACCTTCAGTCAAAGCGGCTGCCGTGATTGCTGGGTACTTAGGGACTTGTATTGTTTTACCGGCTTGTGTGCCAATGTCGTAAATAGTAACGAGGTTACGCAACAAAGATTGTTCTTCAGCCGTGTAACGGGCTTGTGCAACGATACTGACAAACAGGTCGTCAAGGGTGCTTGAGGTGGTAGCGGCCATAATAAAAACTCCAATTAAGAAAACAAAAAAATGTGAAAGTTATTTGCGCTTTTTACTGGCAGCAAAAGCATCTCTGCCTCCATTGTCCCAGTTACTTAGCATATCTGCCACAGACGTTGGTTTCTGTGTCGAACCACCAGCAGCACCACCTGAGCCAGCACCACCAGGGGTGGCGCGTACAAAGTGCGGATTTGCCGTAAGGAATTCTGTCATTAGGTCTTGCACCGATAACAGCTCACCACCATCATTGTAGCGAATTGTTCCTTTGTTATCAATAACCTCAACTGTTCCGTCATCTGACAGTCTAATTTGGCTTTTTAACAACGATGAAACCTGCTCTGGCGATACTGCGTTTTTATTACTTGCGGCTGAAAGCAATGAGCCCTCAACCTGAATCTGGTGTAACCGAGCCTGTAGCGCTTGAATCGTGCCTTCTTTTTTGGCAACAGTTGTTTTCAATACATCCTCAAACTCGCCTCTATCCTTTTTGCGCTCCAACTCAAGCTGGTCGCGCTGCTCCATAAGCTGCTTGGCCTCGTTTAAGTCGATGCCTTCTGTAGCTTTGTCAAAGCGTTTACGCTCTCTGGATAAGCGTTGCTCAATAATCTTGTCAACTTCAGCTTGGGTAAATGATTTACCCGCCCCGTCATCTACTGGGTTTGCGTCTTTTAAGTCTACGTCCGGACTGTCCATGTTTTCGCTCATGTAAGCACCTCTTTCGAGTAGTTGGGAAAATGGTTGCTAGTGCTTACTCAGTAAACACCGGCCTAAAGTGATGGCGACAATTATATCCGCCTCGAACAATGAAAGGGTCACCAGGCGCTTTACCAGCCCAGTCGCCCTGCCATATTTCTCTTATTTCTTCTTCAGTGTACGTCTTGCCAGCATGTCTACGGCAAAACTCACGGGTATCAGTAATAGTTGAGCCGTAATACTTGTATGCGTCAGCGCCTGATTCTTTGCCTAGTTGTATTGCAATAGAAGCGTCAAACTGCATTAGTGAGTCGTGAACTATCTGCGTAGAATAACGACGCATGTTGTTGCCCAGCTTGTCTGCGGCAAAGATGCTGTGCAGGCTTTTAATAGCGTCCTCAGAGGCTTTACCACCAGCGTTGGCTATATCCACCAGCCTTGCAACCTCAACCTTGTCTGAGGCGGCAAATACACCGTTTATCTTTTGACGCAATGCCGTAATTGAATCAGCAGCAGTTCTGCCTGTTAGCGTATTTTGGTAGACCTCATCTGCTATTTCGTTTAAAAAGCGCGAGGCAATGGCCTCAAAGCCTTGGAATGATTGTCGCTTTAAGGCTCTAACAACATCTTCACTTACGCCTACAAAGTCGCCATACTCACCAAGCATTAAGCGCAGTGACTCCGAGGCCTTGCTGTAATCATTTACCACTGCCGTTGATTCAGCCAAAAACAGCGTTCGTATTTGAATAAGTATGTCTTGCCTGGCCGCGATTGCCCACTCAAGGTCAAACAGCTTTCCAGCCTTTGTCGGTGCGCTTGCTACTATTGCCGCTATACGAGACTCAAGCGTTTGCAGAACAGTGGCCATGCGCTTTTCATTCGCATCACCCAACTGCTCTATAAACTTTGCGTGCTGAATGTCAGGTGTCATTCAAACTGACCGATTACCTGCGTAGATGATTGAATTTCAACATAAGCTCGTTGCAAGTCCTCATCATCAAGAACCAGGTCTGCAATACGCTTATCCACCTCTTGCATAAAGACTTTGGAATTTACACCACTTGCTCGTGCAGTTTGCAAGAAAGCCAGCTCGTTGGGGTAATCTCTAACGTCAAAGCTGTCTGGGTAAAACACCTCTACGTCAGGCGTTACATCTTGCCACATGCAGAAAAACGTCCAAAGCTGCTCCTCTGCAAGCTCTAACAAATCTGCCTTTTCTGATAGCTTGGCGTTTAGCATTTGAAATTCTGTCTGCAGAGCAATGCCGGACTTTGTTTGAACCTCAGATGCTCGGACTGCGCCCATATGCGCCATGCGGTTAATTGCCTCAACCTTGTCTGTTATAGCTGCGCGTATCGCGTCAAGGTTTGCCCCGCTTGGTTGCAACATGTAAGGCTTCATGTTGGGGTCTAGGTCATCTGGCATATTGACAACCGAGCCAGCCCCAGCGCTTGCGTCCGTGTCAAAAGACTTAACCAGTGTCGGATGGTTGCTAATCCGAATTAATTGCTCAATCTCTGACAACTCCTGGTAGATAGCCTTTTGCATACCGGCAATGTCAGTTAAATCTGATATGCCAATGCCTCGAATCACCGAACGCTGTGCTGGCACGTAAACAGCCGGTATAACGCCAAGCGGGTTTTCTATTTCCTCAACCAGGCGTTCGTTGTCGTTGTTCACTTCGTACAGCTTGATTGATTCGTTAGTCCAAACCCTTATCATTTGGGTTGACTTCGTATCTGTGTGCCGTATGACTGACTCCCGAACCTTGAAATAAACCAACTGCTGTCGCCCTGAAGCTGTCCGTTCGTACTTCCAATCAAATACATTCTCAGGAGTAAATAGGTTGACGTAAGGTCTAACGCCCTGCGCCAACTCATCAGCGCGAGTCCCAGCGTTTGATTTTGGCTTGTCTAGCACCAACCAGGAATGGCCGTAGACGCTAGCCCAAATTTGAGCTTCTCGCATAAACGAATCAAATGACCGGCCATCAAGGTCTGCATCTTTAAGAAAGTTGATGAGCGTTGGGTTGCCGGATAAGCTGTTGAACTCGCGTTTTGGTGCTACACGCCATAGATAGCTGCTGTAAATGTGAACAATATTGCGGCAATGGTTGTCTAGAGGCGTCAGGTCAATACGTCGCAAGTACTCGGTCTTGTCTTCACTCACGTACTTTGTTAAGTACTGGCCATTCCTATACTCATCGCCACCCATATAGCTTCGCAGGAAAAACTCCCAACGATTTGAGTTGTCGTCATAGTCGGGATGCTTGTTTGTGATTAAAACCATTATGTCCACCTAGCAGGTTGTGCTGTAAATTCGTGTCTGCGCTTTATGGGCATTTTACGAACGACAAAATATCCAACCGCATCGTTCATGTGGTCGAATCCTGTTGATTTGTCCGGCTCACCGTTTTTGTCATAGGCTTGTTGTTCCAACCCAAGAGCAATGTTGGGGCATTTATCAATGTTTATGTAGTATAAGCGATGGCCTTCATTGTTGCAAAGAGCCATATTGACCGCTGCAACCCTGTCTTTTACCCTACCGTTCGCCCTTGGTGCGTTGATAGTAAACCCCGCGTTACGCAATAAAACCAAGTCGCTAGATGCCGCGTTAGTTGTGCTTGTTGCCCCACCGCTTGCGTCTGGGTAGACAATTATCGGGTTGTCTGGGTATCTGTTGCGCAATGTTCTTATAACGTTTGGCGTGTCCTGGCCTCCGCTTATCTCATCGACTGCGTAAGCGTTGCCATCTCTCATTACATGAATAGCCGCCGCCATGTTGTTAACGTTAAAGTCCATCCCGACGTGCAATGTCTCGTTTGTACTTGGCACTAAACCCTTTGCGTTCAAAAGTCTGTCGTAGTTCATGTAAACCGTGCCAGACGTTAAGTTGACAAACTCACCTTCAATGTAGGCGTTTAGTAAGTTGGCTGGGTAAGTCTCTCTAAGCGATTCAATGTAACCGGCTGGCAAGTGAGGGTTGCTATAAGTTGGAGCCTTAATTAGCTCATAACTTTCTGATGGGTTTTTATACCAACGCTCATAAACAAACCTGAAACCCTCTGGGGTTGTGCCCACAGCAACCGTGTTTGTGTGCCCATTAGCCTTTTTTTGTCTATTTCTGGCAATAATCTTATTCCAAACATCATTAGCCTTGTTAGCTGGCAATGTGTCTAGCTCGTCAACCATTGAATCGCCAACTTCGTAGCCAACAATGGTGTCTGGGTTTTCCATTGTGCGAAAGATGATTTGACGATTGTTTACCCTTATAACGTGTTCGCTTCGGTTTAGCTCGTAGGGTATGCCAATATCATCTAGCGCGGCTTGAAATCGTGGGTAAGCGATTGTTCGAACTAGCGGGTAGTTTGGTAAATAGTAGGCAACGTCTGCCCCGCCTTGTGAAAATATCTTGTTCAGCGTTCTAAGTACTAGGGCGTGTGTCTTACCAGCCCCAAAGCCAGCCACCATTGCTGGGAACCGGCTTGTACTGTTGACTAACTGCGCTTGCGGCTTTGTAGCCCTAGCCCTAAGTTTCACTAGCCACTACTTCAAATGACGTAACCTGGTGCGTGCTTGTAACAGTCTGTTTATCAGATTGCCCTAGCAAGTTCTTTCCCAGCCATATAAGCATGGGAACGTTACCTTCTTCAGCCGCTTTAAATTGCAATCTGCGTAGGCTTATTTTGCCTTTCGCGCCATGCTCTCTGTAGAAGTCCGCAAAATTTAGGTATCCGCGCTCTTTTAAACGCCTATCCAATGTGTCTTCAGATATGCGCCATATGGCACAAATTTCATCTTGTGTTGCGTTAATTTCTGCCAATGAAACAATTTTTGCAAAATCTTCGTCGCTTATTTCAATTCGTGGTCGCCCGACTTTAGAATCTGTCGTCATGATTGTTTATCCCATTGTTAAAACAAAGTAATATTATTTTACCAAAAAAAAGACCACTGTGATAGTGGCCTAAAGTCGCTACAAACGACTAGGAGAAAGAGCCTTCATTGTAACCTGTCTTTGTTCAGCCGCCTAGCTTCTGCGTTGTAGTGCCTGGCAATCTCAATCAAACCCTCTTTGGTGTACTTTCTTAGCGTACTGTCAGATTCGAGTAAGTTAAGTTGGCGTTCACCAATGCGCTCTATGAGTCGCTTGCGATACTCAACATGGTTACCAGCGAGCCAGTTGTTGCAGTGCTTGCATTGACCGTGTACGTTGTCTTCCACAAACCTCATGTGCGGAGCTGAACCAACCGACCTGTAGTGACCCGCGTCAAATGTGTTTGGTGCGTCTCCTAGAGGCTTGTCACACGATATGCATGGCTTGCCTGTATCTCTAGCTCGGATGTACGAATTAAACGCAGCCTGCGCCCTCTTAACCAGTTGCGGTTTGGTTTGCAGTGCATCCAGCTTTAATTTTGTTTCTTGCTTGTCTTTCTTGACTTTAACCGCCGTGACCAGTTGCATAGCACACGATGGGCTGCAACATGTCTGTAGCGGTCTGGCTGTTTGAAACGTATCTTTGCATACCTTGCACTTCTTTGCTTTCATTCACCCACCTCAAAACCTTTGTCTGTTGCCCAGCAAATGAGCCACTCTGTGAACTCGCTTGCGTCTGCCTTATTGAATTTGCGCGACTGTAGACCTAGTTGAACCACCCTTTGGCCATCCAAACTAGGCGCCACCTTACCTACTGACCTGCTCGTCTCGCTTGCCCACTGGTCAATCAAAAACCGTTTCCAGCTTTCACCATCCCACTTAGCCCCCGCATGCTCTGCCTGCTTTTCAATCTGTCCAATAATTGCGTGATACATCTCATTTTGAGGCTGGCTGCGAGTCTCGCTTGTGACTTCCAAAGTAAATTTCTTACCCTTTATCAGATGAGGCTTCATCTTTTGATAGATGTCCGTTACAGCAGTGTGTGCCTGTTGCGTATTGTGTAGCGTTATTTTCATTTTCTGTTCTTCTCCAATGTCATTAGCGCCCTTATATCATCCGCGTACTTTTGACCATATTTTTTAGCCAATTTATCCATCACACCCCTAAACCACTCTGGCGCTTTTTCAGCCTGCCACTTGTAGCTGTACACTAACTCGCGAGCCAAACCCTCGTCAGCGGCTTGTTGTGACCTTTTAGACTCGATGCTTTGTTGAACTCGGCGCTCTGCTTGCTCTTTCTTTGTGCCATAGGGAATTAAAGACAACGCTTTTGCTTTTCCGTAAGTTTTGAATTGACTTTAAGTTGATGGACATTTTGTATTCCATCGCCATTTAAATTCTTTGACCTTGCCTTGCCGCCGACAGTTCCAGCTCTTGAGCGTCTAAAACTGGTGTCATCGCTAATAATACTTTTCCCAATAAACATTGTGAAAGCATTTGGTATTGATTCTTTTTTCATATAGCAAGCCATAAGTTGAGTGTAATTAATCCGAAAGTTACAAGCCCGACTGCAAACAGAATTACAGCCACAACCGATAGTTTTACTAAAACATTGCGCCAGCGCTGAGGTCTTTGATGTTCATAATTAATGTATGGCTCTGCGTCAATTGGTATTTGACTTGCCCTAACTCGGCGTTGTAGCCAAGCGTTTGTGCGTCTAATTTCTTTTTCTGCGCTCATTGCTCTCTCCTTTTGTATTTATAAAACACATGAAAACCAATTACTTCAGTCATTTCCAACCTGCCCGCCCAGCGAGGGTAGACAGCTAGTGTGTGGTAGTGCGTTGACCTTCGCGTGTTGTCCCTTAGCCGCCCCGACATTGCCCTGGCAACGACCCGTTGCACCTTCTCTGTGTACGCCACCAGACTGGGGTTCCGCGCTCTGTAATCGTTTGCCCAACTAAACTGCTTGCTTTGATACACAACCCTGCAGATAGAATTAGGCCAGCGCTTACTTGCGACCCTGTTTAAGACAACGTTAGCTACCGCCCTAATACCCGCCAGACTTTCACCACGTGCTTCGTAGTGCAGGTTGTCAGCCAAACACTT